CGCCTGTGCGCTCTGGTCTATTCAAGAAGAGCTGGCAGAAGAGTGGAAGTAAATTGAAATATAAGATTTCTAATCCACAGCCCTACGCCGGAGCACTCGAGAGGGGACGGAGCAAACAGGCACCCAATGGTGTGGTTGGACCAGCCATTGAAAACATTAAACAACCTATCAGGAGATATAGATGAACATAACAGATAAGATCGCAAAACACTACCAGTCTAGCATTGGTGGTGAATTGAAAATGATTAGATGTGAGGAATGGGACGCTGACATATATTTCAGAACAACATATCCTCTAAAAGACGAGGCCAAGATACTTGAACTACAGCAACAGGGCAAGACCGTTGAGGCACTCGTTGAAAGCATAGTGACAAAGGCCAGGGACAAGGATGGCAAGAGGCTTTTCCACGATGCTGACAGGATTAAGTTGATGAACGAGGCAGACCCACAGACAGTTATAAAGGTGGCTTCCGCAATCAACAATGCGAAAGTGATCGCGACACAGGAATCCGCCGCAAAGGAATAGATTCCAGTGTTGAGTTGAGGTTTGTAATGATACTGGCAGATCGATTGAAGAAGTCAGTCGAGGAAATCTTACAAATGACAACACTGGAGAGGGATCTCTGGGCCGGTTACTTTTTGTATGAACACAAGGAGAGTAAGAAGACCATGAATGCTAAAACCATGCCTAGGGCACCAAGGAGGAGAAGATAATGGCCAAGACTGAGAAACTGTTACTTGACATACAGGTCAAGAACCAACAGGCCCTTGGAAGGCTCAATTCACAGATCAACCAATTACAGGGTTCAAGTCTAAAACTGGGCACATTGTTGAAAGGTGCGGCGGCTGGTTTGGCGGCCATAGGAGCCACCAAGGTAGTTGGTAGCATCATCTCAACCACTGCCAGGTTCGAGGACCTAAATGATTCACTTGCCTCAGTAACAGGATCGGCCCAAGCGGGTGCGGAAGCGTTTGATTTCGTAAGTAAATTCGCAACACAGACACAGTTTGGTGTAGAGGACCTCACAACCACATTCATCAAGTTGAAAGCGTCTGGTATCGAACCAACCGCGGATCTTTTAACACTATTCACAGACACGGCGGCGATCACAACAGACCAATTGGGTTCATTGGAAGCCATCACGGACCTATTCGCTAGGACAACATCGGGTGGTCTTGGTCTTGAAGAACTTAATAGATTGGCTGACAGGGGTGTACCTGTTTTCCGTATACTGGAAGAACAACTGGGTCTAACAAGATTAGAAATATCCAATGTAGGTAAGACATCAGAGGGATCACAGAGGATATTGAATGCATTATCGAAAGGTATCAGACAGGACTTTGGTGGTGCCACGGCAAAAGTCACTGACAACTTATCCACACAGTTCTCAAACTTCGGAATAGCACTGAAAAATGTTGCCAATGAGTTTGGAACAGCATTATCTCCAACTCTTAAAGAAGCCACGGCGGGTCTAACAAGTTTCCTAGAAACAAATCAAGAGGCCATCGGAGCCATTGGCGAATTCGTGGCAACGGCATTGGGAGCATTGTTATCAGCTCTCGGTAAGGTGGCCAAGGCATTCATCGCAGTTGTTGATGGGGGAAGGAAATTTGTAAATGTAATCAAAGAATCAATCGGACTGGGCAAACAGGAGGTTGACCTAAGTGATAAACGTGTTCAAAATCTAAGGGCAATGCATCAAGGTTATGTGGCAGTTACCAAAGAGATCAAGAAACAGAACAAAGAGACCAAAGAAGCAGTCTCAGTAAATGACACCTTGATAAGGAAACAGCAAGAGGCTGAACAGACCGCTGAACAGATGGCGGAAGCACAAAAGAAAATTACAGAAGCGGTCAAGGCCAACCAAACACCACTAGAGGCATTCATAGACGGATTCACTGGTGCTGGTGGTGCCTTTGACGCATTGGATTCATTCAGGAAGGCGGGTGAGAACGCATTCAACGGAATGGCTGACCTAGTCACAAACTTCGTGATGACAGGAAAATTAAATTTCAAAGACTTCGCTAGATCAGTGATAGCAGACCTAGTGAGGATAGCGGCACAGGCGGCGATCACATTCGCCATCAAGGCCGCGCTGAAGGCATTGGGCGGACCGGTGGGCGGATTCATCTCGGGTTTCTTGGCAGATGGTGGTACCGCACAGGCCGGAAGGAGTTACATTGTTGGTGAGCGTGGACCGGAACTGTTCGTGCCAAGGTCAACAGGTACTGTGGTGCCAAATGAGGCCATGGGTGCCGCTGTGGGTGGTGAGGTAAATGTAAACTTCAACATCAACGCTGTTGACGCCGCGAGCTTTGATGAACTACTGTTATCAAGGCGAAGTTTGATAGTTGGTACCATACAACAGGCGTTCAGACAGCAGGGCAGGAGACTTGCCTAATGGCTTTCGAAGACCAAATCAGGGCTCTCAATTGGAAGAGCAATTATGAAACCATAACAAACACCGCTTTGAGCGGCAAGAGACACACTGCTGACTTTGGACAGCAGTATTGGAGTTTTACTATAGAGACACCACCATTGACCAGGGCCGACTTCCAGAACAATTTCGCGGTTTTATTCAATGACATTGATAGCACGGCAATTATAAATGTCAAACCTTCTTTATTGCATGATGCGGCTGGTAGGATTGGTTATACTGATCCATCAACGGTTGGACCAACCGTGTTAGAGAGCGCAGGTCAGTCTCGTGGTGGTAGTTCAATCAGTTTTGAATTGTATGACAACACAACCGCTGGTATGCAACTAACCTTTGGGGACTTTATTCAATTTGATAACCATGACAAGATTTACATGATTGTGGGCAATACCAGTATTGATCCAAATGATTATGGTGGAGCGCCAACACAAGCAGATCCAATTCTTATCACCCCTGAGCTTATAAAATCCACGTCATCCTTTCCACCTAAACCTGTAAAGATAAACGACCTGTCGGTGAAAGTAGTGGCATTGGGATCAACGAACGAATTCAAGACCGATCAAGATGGATATTTCATATTCTCAAAAGAAGTAAGGGAGGTTTATTAATGACTCTAGGTATCAGCGTCAATAATAACTACGACGACACAGGCAAAGCAGTCACTTTCCAGACTTTAGATTTCCGCAGTGTAAATTATCTTTTATCAAGTAAAGATTCTTCACAGATCTACAAACAAAAATTCCTAGGACAACGTTGGGCATTCAGAATTCAATCACCACCGTTATTAAGATCAGAGGCATTTGAAGTCATGTCAAAAAGATATATCGGATTGAATCCCACAAGTGCGGGAGCTCCAGCAACAGACATGGTTCCACCGGTGGTTTCTCAAAGCAGTGGCACGGCATCCGGTACAATATCTGTGAGCTTGACCTCAAGCACAGATCCTGCTTACAATTACACCAAAGGTAGTACCACCATAGCGGTAACTGGAGGCAGTGGCACATTGAAAAAGGGAGATTTCATTAAATTCTCGGATCACGATAAGGTATATCAATTGACTGCAGATACCAATCTAGACGGGAGCAGTGTCGATACCGTATCAATATTTCCAGCACTGTTCCAAACATTGACAGATGGAACCAGTATAGGTTACAATGATGTGGTATGGAGTGTAACTAATGCTGATGGTGAAGTAGAGATAGAAACCGATGAAAATGGCTATTATCAGTTCACAATCAATTTTATAGAGGAGATATAATGCCAAGGATCACTAATTTGACAAACACACAGTTGGCATGGTTCGACCAAAGCATATTGAGATTGGTGGATCTGGTGAGACTTGAATTCCCAAATGGCATTATCAAAAGATTTACGAACCATACCAGTGATTCATACAGCAACATCGTTGACGGTAGCACCAATGAATTATATCTAGCAGGACAGGGATACCAGGTACATAGTCCCATACCATTGACACCACAGATCAACGCAAACCGATTGGAATTGACTTTTAGTGCTGTTGAAACTGATTCAAGTGCCACGGAGCCTATAGCAAGGACACTTCTCAACAATCCAATTTCCGGTGGATCGGTCATCATCAGTAAAAGGATCAATCCAGGTCTCGACGATGCCAGCCAAGGAGAATTCATTGCCTTTAAGGGTGTGATGGATAACTTGTCATACAAGGTGACAGATACACAGAGCACGATCACTATTTTTTGTGGGGGTCCATTTTCAAATTTTGACAGGACGGCAATTTATGGATTCACGAATACAGCATCTCAACACAAATTATATCCGGCTGACACTGGATTCAATTTCAGTTCAAAGAATGTGAGAAACATAAGGTGGGAGGAATAAAATGGGTATAGGTTCATGGTTCCAACGTAAGAAAGATCAAGCGATCAACATCGTCAAGAAACCAGTCAAAGCGGTTGTTGATCCAGTAATAGATGTAGGTACATCTATTATCAAAGCAGTCATATCTCCATTCACTGGAGCATTTGACATGCCAGACGTTTCCATCAATACAGACGCAACCAGTTCAGAGATAAAGGCGGCCACGATAGTAGATTTCAATGCGGCCAACAAAGCAATGCCAGTGTTATATGGTAATCGAGTCGAGACGGCCACTATACCTGTGTTCATAGGCACGTGGGGTGACAACAGTGCTGACACCAGCAGACAGTATCTCTACATGGCGGCCGTGATATCACAGGGTTTCCATGGAGCCAATAGTGATGTTGGTGTAAACGGTGCCATGGGCAGTCTGCTCTCAAGGATGACCATTGATGGCAAACCGGTTCACTTAGGTGGATTGAGCAACACAGCCAATCCAAATTATTCGCAAGGTTATGATGGGTCCACAGCATTGGGTCTTACTGATTCGGATGGGGGTATATTTGCCAGTGGAAAGGGCGGAGTCCAACCCGCACAACACACCATAACCAAGGGCACTTTTGCAAACAGATTAAAGATACAGTATTTTGATGGCAGTTCTGATCAACCAGTGTCATCATTATTGGATGAACACCCCGAATGGAGTCCGTCGGGTGCAAGTAAATTGAGTGGTATACACTATGTGGCACTACGTTTCTTGATCCAGGCCGCGGATGTCACAGTTGGTTCATCACCATTTGCTGGTGATGGCGAAGGCGAATTCGCGAATCCATATGGAGGAGTGCCGGCGGTTGTTGTTACCACAAGTGGTCGAAGCATACCAAATATAATCAGTGCTAAATCCAATGATCCAGGTTATGAGGAAAGATTTGACACCAATTACGCCGACCAAGCCATTACTAGGTACATCACATATCACAAACCAATCAACGCACCCAATGCCGATGGAGAAATGAGTGCTGGTATCCTAGGTGACCAACACGCAGATGCCAAGCAAGTTATATCAGTGGACACTTCAACTGATTTTGAATTTAGACGATTTGAGGATTTCCAGAGAACAAAATTTTCTGATGGTTCAACACAACCAGTTAATGTACATGATGTCATATATGACCTAGGTTGGCAGTATGATTATGTATTCTTCTTTCCGGGCAGTATCGAATTTGGTGCCACCAGTGCCTCAACGATTTATTCATACAATGTTATATCCGGTGATTTCAGTTATGAGGCAATATGGTTGGAACACATTGGAGGTGGACACTACAAACTCATAACCAAGGAAGCACAGGGATTCCGTGTCAATGCTTCTCCCGGTGTGATCACTCTGTTTGGGTATAACGACGATGGTTTGACGAGGGGCAGAATAAATGGTTCTTATCCAGGCGAGGACGTGGGCACGGACAGTGCTGAATACAGATTCTACGCACCATCTAACATAACACAAGCGATCGAGAACGCACATCTGGCCGGTAATCAGATGCAACTGAGGATACGTGACAGGGAGACACAAGTGAACGATGTCTATGACATAACTGGTGTGGATCTCAACAGTGGCGTTGGTTTCATAACATTGGGTATTGTGAATGAAGACAGTTCAAAACCCGCAACCAATTTCTACACCACGGTGCCGATAAGTGCTGAGATCTATGTGGAGATCAAAAATGGTAGCGCCAACACTGATAAATTTCCTGCCAATTGGGAAAACACATTTGCCGGTGGATCATACAAGACAGAGGGTTTGGGATATGAGGGCTATAGGCCAGACACCAATGTGGTAGAATACATCTTGGATTATTTGTTAAACCCCAATTATGG